GCACTGCTCGTGCTTGCCAGACTCGTACCCCAGCAGACCTGCCAGGAAGATGACGGCGAGCACAAGCACGACGTTGACGACAACGTAGGGGTTCACGTCACTCTCCTACAGAAATGCCGGCCACGGTGCGCTTGAGGACGCAGACCTGGTCGCCGGTGTAGCGGTTGAAGATGCGAGCGCAGTGCCAATGCTCCACTATGATGTGGACCACGGCGCAGCGCTTGGCGTTGATCAGCTCCATGGCGTAGCCCTGAGACGACCAGTTGTTGACCCCCTGGCCCCCGCCCGCATAGTAGCGGACGAGCCAGGGTCGTGAGGTGCGGCCCTGGCGGCGGCTCACTCCGGCTGCTCCGTGGCGGCGGTGTCCTCGTCGGAGCACTTCAGCTCGTAGATGGGAGTGGGCTCGCTGGAGGGCTTGGTGTAGCCGACGATCACCCGCTTGCACGTTTCGCTGTCTTCCTTGAACTCGGCACGGATCGTGACGACCAGCGGCTTGTTGTCGATGTAGAAGTAATACGCGTACGAACGTGCGAAAGACATCGGGTGGTCTTCCGTCTTGGTGTAGCCCGGATTGTGGTTCTCCATCGACCACAGCAGGGATGCGAGCGACTCGTCCTTGAGACCGTTCAGATCCCTCACCGCCAAGTAAACATAGGCCCCGCTGGCGCTGGGGTAGACCACAGCGGTGGCCGAGTATTTCTCGGCCAGGTACTGAAGGCTGTCGAGAATCTTCTTCACCGGAGGGCTGCTGACCCAGGACCTGGTCACGCGCAGTTGCGCCATTTCGGAATTGAACTTGTCGACCAACTCTGTCGCGATGCTCATGTGTCTCTCCAAAAGTCACTACCAAGGCGGTAGCCCGATGCCCCGACACGCGAGGCATGAGGCTGGCGCCGAATCAGTACCTGTCTTCCTCTTCCCACTGACGCTCAGGGACCAGCTCTTGACCCGAGAGATTGAACAGCTGCCCACAGGAGTCGCATTGGGCAGCGTAGCGGGGGCCGTACACAGCGTTGCCCAGGTTGACGCCGTCGCCGCAAGGGCACCGCACAGTGCCGCGATCCCGGCACTTGTTTGCCGCCAGACTCTTGGTGTGGTCGTACTCTTCAGGTTTTTCAATCCAAGTGGGCATTGCTGTCTCCAAAAGTTGTCCGACTCCGGGGTGGGTCGGTAGCTCGATTATAGCGCCACTAAACGTGCGTCTAGGGGAGTTTAATGTGTAGGGGCTGCATACGCGCGGGCGCGATTGTAGGTTCGTCCAGGGTATACCCGTAGGCGATTTCCTACGCACGATCTTATAATAGGACTCTATTTTGGAGGTAAGATGACACACCTTTCAGCAGTGCCTGACGTACCAGACCCGTCAGCATATTGGCTCAGCAGAGGGGAGGCCTGCAAGATCATGGCAATACGCTCCCCCAACCTAGACAAGGCCATGACCAAGTACAAGATCGCAACCAAGGTCACGTACAATGGCTACAAGGTGTATTTGCGCACTGACGTCGAGAAAGCTGCGGAAGGCATCGCTAGATCGCGCGAGCCTATGGAAGTGCGCAAAGCCAGGGCGATGGAGCAATACAAAGAAGCAACCAAGGGAACGACGGCGTGAGCGATTTCCCCTCTCTCAATCCCATCGCCCCCATCCTAGAGAAGCGCAAGCTGACGGCAGCCGAGGGTCTTCTTATGGGGCTGGCCATCGTGGCCCCGAAGAACTCAGACAGCGACCTGGGGTACATCCCCGGCGGGCCGATCAAGCACCTGGAGAGGTTGCCGTACCACGATCTGTCTGGCGCCCCCATTATAGACCCCAAACTCAATATCCCGTTCGTGCGATACCGCATCGAACGCCCTGACGGGTATCGGGCGCCTGTCGTCGTGGACAAGGCGTCGAAGCCAGCCAAGTACCTGTCCCCCAAGGGCTCAAGCACGTTCGTGTACGTCCCCAGGGTAGATAACATGCCCTGGGTAGACATCGCCGCCAACGTGGGCTTCCCCGTCATCATCACGGAGGGCGAGTTCAAGGCATACGCAGTGTGTAAGACCGGCAACCCATGCCTCGGCCTCACCGGCGTTCAGTCCTTCGGGCGCAACCAAGACCCCTTCCCATTCCCCCTAGACCAGTTCGAGCACCTCAAGCGTGAGTACTACATTGTCTTTGACGCAGACAAGGAAAGCGACTTTGAGAAGACTCTCAAGACTGAGGTGGAGCAAGCAGCGTTGCGGCTCGGCACTAAGCTGAGTCTCGCGGGCGGGAACGTGTTCCTGCTCCATATCGCCCGCACTGAGACGTTCAGGAAGGGCAGGGAGAAGGACAAAGAATGTAAGATGGGGGTTGACGACTTCCTGGAGGCCGGCGGGACGATGGACGAGCTGATGTCCACGATGACCTCGGCTGTACAGTGCCAGGATATGTCGGAGCTGCGCAGTCAGTATGCGTACTACACCGGCCAGGGGCCCCACGTCATCGACACGCGCACCGGCAATATCTACAAGGCCACGACCTTTATGCGCGAGCTGGAGGTCAACAGGATCAGGAAGGTGGAGAAGAAGGGTGGCGGGGTGTCGCTGATTTACGTGGCCAAAGAGTTCATCGAGAGTCGTGATCGCCCTGAGGTAGACAGGAAGGTGTTCTGGCCCAGTGCGTTGCCGGGTTACGATGCGGAAGAGCGCATCTACAACGAGTGGAGGGGCTTCGCGGTCCAGCCATGCGCCGGGGAGGATAAGGCAGCGTACAACGCAGTCGTGGGCGTATGGCAGAAGTTCATCGGCGGGCTGTTCGGGGAGCACTCTTGGTACTTTGAGAAGTGGTTAGCCCACATGCTCCAGCGGCCAGGAGAGAAGACCTCCATCGCGGTGATTCTGGCCAGCGTTCATACTGGGGTGGGCAAGACCCTCCTGGGGGAGATCATTCGAGGCATTGTCGGCCAGGACCATTCCGTGGCGATTGAGCTGGATAGGTCTATGAAGCAGTTCAACTCGTTGCTCGGGAAAAGGGTGTTCCTCCAGATGGACGAGGCTGACGGTCGGTTTTCTGGTCACGAGTCCAAGCTGGATGACCTGGTTACCTCGGACACGTTGGTCATTGAGCCCAAGGGGTTCGACGGCTACGTGATCGACAACTTTGCGCGTATCTTTCTCACATCCAACAGTATGGCGCCGATCCGCATCAAGCGCGAGAATCGCCGCATGTTTATTTGTGGCCCCACCATGACGGCTGAGTACGCCAAGAACGAATGGCAGCCATGGGTCGGGGGAGTGGTCAAGCCTATGCTCAAGAGTCGCGATGGGGCGGCAATGCTTGCCTGGCACTTGAGTAAGGTTGACCTGACGGGCTGGGACCCCACGGCCCGTGTCCTCGTCACGCCGCAGATGGAGGAAATGATTGAGGCGTCCCAGAGCAAGTCCACCAACGTCGTGGAGGGCCTCTGGGAGACATTTGTTGAGGATGAGAAGGGGGTGTGGCTGGTTACCAGCGACCTCAGACGCAAGGACTCCATTATGTGGGCCAACCTCATCGAGAAGGTGCGTGTTCATGGAGGGGCTGTAATGATGTACGAAGGCAAGCGGGGAGGCGTCAAGCTCAAGGGTACGTTGCTGGATCGGGAAGGGAAGTTGCCCCGCAAACAGAATGCGGAGTTCAAGTGGACGCTGGCGAACGGGTCGGGACTCTCGTCTGAAGACGCTTTTGGGGCGGCAACACGCGCAAATGTAGCGTTTACTGCCTGGAGAGACAGCGTGTTGCCGCCGTCTGCTAAGTATTAAGTTCTCTGGGGGGTCGATGGGCGGCTGCGGTAGGGGGATTAGGGGGATCGGTAGGGGGTCCGGGCAAGTCTTTGAATTTAAAGGGGTTTTTACTGTCGGTCCCCCTAGTCCCCCTAGTCTCCCTGGATTAAAGGGGTTACGCTACGCGGTGGTGGAGGCTCTCCCTTAAAGCGACCGAAACCACCAGGGGGACCGGGGGACCGGGGGACCGCAAAACCCCTCAGTTAGCCCCCTGCAATCCCTCAGGATGGGCCTTTACAGCCCCATGCCAGGCCCGTGCACGGTGTGATGACACACTCCCCCAGGCCGCATGCACACACCAGCGACTAGTACCTGACATCGGCTGTGAAGTCTATAGGGGTTTCCCCTAATAGACGCACAGGCCGTCTAAGGCTAGCGCCTCAGCGGCTGTGATAGTCTGTGGCTATCGGCCCGATAGAAAAAATCTATTAGACGTGCAGGCAAAACAGGCGTAGTCGCGCGGCGCGCGCATCGCGCGGTTCTGCACGCCCACCCCGATAGCCAAAAGCTATTGCCCCCATAGCAAAAATCTATTAGACACCCAGGTGCTAAACACCTAAACTAGGTTCACCGGTCGAGAATTTCCTCAGCCGGCAACTCACGGAGCACATCACCATGCGTAAGATCATCGTCAACGGCAACACCAGCGAAATCCGCACCCTGTCCCCCTTCGCCTACAAGGACACCATCAAGTCTCTCGACAAGAACAACGAGGGCGGCACCCGCGTCACCATCGACGGCACCCCGGTGGCCAAGTCGTGCGTCACCAGCGGGCGCGACGTGAAGAGCGGCAACGGCGGCATGAAGTACCACCTGTACTTCTACCCCACCGCAGAGGCTGCCGCCGCTCGCGACACCAGCCGGCGCGAATTCCTCCCCATCACCAGCAGCGAGTTCACGGCCTACAAGAACGACCCCGCATTCGTGTTCGCCATCACCAGCGTGACGGTGCCCCCCACCATGGTGGCGCAGCCCGAGCAGCCCCTGGTGGAGCCCGAGCAGCCCGAGCAGCCCACGGCTGAGGCTGAGGCTGAGGCGGTGGCTGAGGCGGTGGCTGAGGCGGTGGCCCCCACCCCCCGCAAGGCCAAGCGCAAGTGAGTGCAGGGGGCTAGCAGCCCCCGCAGCCCAGCCCACCATGGTGACATGGTGGGCTTTGTTGTGCCCATGCGTGGCAGGCAGCACATGGCCACCATGGTGCTGTGCATGTGTGAATGTCGGCGGGGCGGGGGTGGCGGAGTGGGAGTCTCCCATCGACTTTCTCCGTGAGACCAATTTTTTCACATGCACTGATTCATTGCACCCATGCAACAGCGAATTTCGTCCCCGCAACCAGAAGCTCAGCCCTATAATTCCCGGCATGACCCCCCAGAAAGACCCAGCACTTGTGGCTCTCCTGAAAGACATTGAGGAAGACCCCACAACCGTGCTGGGCGAGACTGGGCTGACCGTCTCCCCTGAGCTGGAACGGCTCCTGGAACGGGGGCTGATTGGAAATTCCCTCCCCCCAGTGCTCAAGAACTCGAAAGCTGCCAAGGCTTTCCAGCAAGCATTCGATATGATCGGCGGGGTTCCCCGGCTGGCGCTATGGGCCGACCAGAATCCCACCAAGTTCTACGCATTGTACAGCAAATTGGTCCCCGCCACCGCTGAAATCAGCGAGAAAAAGGACATCACAGTCACCATCAACTGGGCCTCCCCCGAGCGCCTCAGCTACCAAGGCGGCCCCCCACCCCAGCTCCCCGTTGAGGATGTCGCCCCGAAATGAAGCTGGAGTACCAACCCCGAGAGCAATTTCTGCCGTTCCACAACCGACGGCAACGGTGGGCTGTCCTGAATACACACCGCCGAGCGGGGAAGACGGTGGCCCTGGTCAACGACGTGATTGTTGGCTCCCTGCAGTGCCCTCTCCGCAAGCCGCAACATGCCTACGTGGGCCCAACGTACACCCAGGCCAAGCGGATTGCCTGGTCGTACCTCAAAGACTACGCTGAGCCGTACCTATCCAAGCCCCCCAGCGAATCAGAACTGAAGGTGACCCTTCATGGTGATCGAACGATTTATTGTCTTGGTGCGGATAATCCTGATTCCCTCCGTGGTATGTATCTGGATGGAGGCGTCGGTGACGAGTACGCCCTGTTCAAGCCTTCAACGTTCTCCACCATCATTCGCCCCGCACTTTCGGATCGCAACGGATGGTGGGTGTTTGCTTCCACCCCCAGAGGCAAGAACCTCTTCCACTCAGAGTACAAACGGGCGCTCTCCCTCCCCCATGAGTACTACCACCTCACGCTGAAGGCGTCAGAATCGGGCATCATTCCGCACGATGAGCTGGAGTCCCTGCGCCGAGACATGGACCCAGAAGAATATGCGCAAGAATATGAGTGCTCGTTCGACGCAGCGTTGAAGGGCGCCATCTATGCTGAAGAGATCAACCAGCTCTTCCATGAGAAGCGCACCCGCCCCAGCATCTACGACGCCAATCTACCAACTCACGTTGTCTTTGACCTCGGATTCACTGACTCCACCGTTGCCATCTACTGGCAAGAGGCCCCTGACGGCACGATCAGAATTGTCAACGTGGAGGCTACCCAGGGCAAGGACATCTTCCATCACATCGACAGAATTGTTGCCTTCCGGGGCCAGGCCGAGCTGGGCAGTGTGTGGCTCCCCCATGACGCCAAGGCTCGCAACCTCCAGACCGGCAAGTCCATCGTGGAGCAGTTCCTCGCCAACGAGATTCGCCCCTCCATGGTCCCCGGCCATAAGGTGCGCGACCGCATTGCGGCGACCCGGCTGCTGTTCACCCGCATCGTGGTGGAGCAAGACAATGAGGGGTGCGAAGATCTGCTGGAGGCCCTCAAGGGCTACCGGCGCGAGTGGGACGAGAACAAGCTGATGTTCTCCGACACCCCGTTGCATGACTGGTGCTCAGACTACGCTGACGCGTTCGGGTATATGTGTGTTGTCGCTGCCCCCAAGTACAGCGCGCTCAAGGGTGCGGATATGACCGCCAAGCCCCAGCGCGATGCGCGCGTCATTCAGCTCCCCACCGACTACAACCTTGCTACTCTGTTCCAAGACAGGGACGACATGTTGCGTAAACAGCAACGGAGAATCTGATGGCCGACCAACCAACCCCTGCCAAGCAAACCCCGCACGAAAAGTGGGTGCACGAGATCACCGAAGCTGAGAAGGAAACGGGGGACTTCCACAACCGTGGCCGCAAGACAGTGCGGAGGTTCACGGACGAGCGGGACATGATGGAGGCGCAGAATAGGTGGTTTAACATCTACTACGCCAACACGAACATCATGACGGCGGCGCTGTACGCCCAGCTGCCCAAGCCCACGGTGTCCCGGCGCTTCAAGGACTATGAGGACGATGTGGCCCGCGTGGCGGCGCTCATCCTCCAGCGCTCGATCACCCAAGACCTGGACGATCCTCGGGACACGTTCGATTCGACTATGAAGTGCGCAGTGCAGGATCGGCTCATCCCCGGCCTGGCGGCGGCGTGGTTGCGCCTGGAAACGGACACGGAGGAAGTGCCCGAGCAAGACCTGATGGGGGACACATTCCATCCTGAGGACGGCACCGAGCCCGTGCCCCCCGAGCCCCTGACGCGGATCACGGACCAGCGTGTGTGCGTGGACTACGTGTACTGGCAAGACTTCATCTGGTCTCCATGCCGGGTGTGGGAAGAACGGCGCTGGGTGGGGCGCAAGGTCTATATGGACCGCGAGGCCCTGATCAAGCGGTTCGGCAAGGAGAAGGGCAACCAGGTTCCTCTGGACTACAACCCCACGGCCATCAAGCACGGGTCTTCGCCCCAGTCTACTCCCAAGAATGAGGCTGTCCAGAAGGCGGTTGTGTACGAAATCTGGTGCCGCGAATCGCGCAACGTATACTGGCTCAGCAAGGGCTACCCGGAACTGCTGGATGAGAAGCACGACCCCCTGCGCCTGGTCGGTTTCGAGCCCTGCCCGCGCCCCATGCTGGCTAACATCACGACCAGCAACACGTGCCCGCGCCCCGACTACTACATGATTCAGGACCAGTACCAAGAGCTGGACTCCCTGAACAACCGCATCAGCCTGCTTCTCCAGGCCTGCAAGGTCGTGGGTGTGTACGACAAGTCGGCAGAGGGCATCAGTCGTATGCTCACCGAGGGGTTCGACAACCAGCTGATCCCGGTGGACAATTGGGCAATGTTCGCTGAGAAGGACGGGCTCAAGGGCAATATCGACTGGTTGCCCCTTGATGTGGTCGTGAAGGCCATGACCGAGCTGATCGAGAACAGGGAGCTGGTCAAGCAGCAAATTTACGAACTGACGGGCATCAGCGACATCGTCCGTGGCGCCACGAAAGCCTCTGAGACGCTGGGCGCACAGGAGATCAAGTCCAAATTCGCTTCGATTGCTATCAAGAAGCGGCAAGATGAGGTTGCCCAGTTCGCGGCCGACATCCTTCGCATCAAGGCCGAGATTCAGGTCAAGCACTTCACGCCTGAGGTGCTGATCAAGAAGTCCAACATCCAGGGCACCGGCGAAGCCAACATGCAATTCGCGGAGCAGGCGCTGGCTTTGCTCCAAACTGAGGAAGGCTTCGAGTGGCGCATCCAGATCACCGCGGACTCCATTGCCCAGGCTGACTACGCCATGGAGAAGGCTGATCGGGTGGAGTTCCTCACCGCCGTCAGCTCGTACCTGGAAAAAGCTGTACCCATGTTCCAACTGGTGCCCGGATCGTCGGCACTGCTCATTTCCATGCTGAAGTGGGCCGTTGCGGGCTTCAAGGGCGCCGACGAAATTGAAGGACTGATCGACCAAGAGCTGGACCGTATCTCCAAGGCCCCGCCACCGCCGCCCAAACCTGACCCCGAGCAGCAGAAAATGGCCCTGGAGAAGCAGAAGGGTGAGCAGAGCATGCAAATTGCTCAGCAGAAGGCCGAGCTGGACGCCCAGAGCAAGCAGCAAGACCTGGCGGTCAAGAAGCAGCTGGCCGAGTTGGAAATCCGCATGAAGGAAATGGAGTTCCAGTTCAAGATCAAGGAACTTCAGCTGGAAGAGCAGAAGTTCCACATGGAAATGAACTTCGAGGCTGAGGCCGCTGCTCGCGATCAACGCACCGCCCTCATGGAACAACAGATGCAACTCCGCGCGTCGGCCCAGCAGCACGAGCAGAGTCTCCAGCAAGGCGAAGAAATGGGCGCCGCCAAGCTCAAACAGGCCAAAGCAGCCGCTGCAGCCAAGCCTAAGACTGGGGGCGAAGAATGACCCCAACATTTCCAGCCAATTTCTTTCACAATAAGGACGATACTGTGAAGCCCATCCTCTGCCTCGATTTCGACGGCGTGATTCACAGCTACACCAGCCGCTGGCAGGGTGCGGATGTTATCCCCGATCCTCCCGTGGAGGGCGCAATCGCCTTCATGCTGGGCGCGCTGCACCATTTCGACGTGGTGATTTTCAGTAGCCGCAGCAACCAGCCGGGCGGACTGAAGGCGATGCAGGCATGGTTACGCGAGCACGCGGGGCAGACATGGTACGAATCTCCTGCTGGCCCGGGTTTGGAAGATGTGCGCTTTGTAACAGAGAAGCCCCCCGCAATGGTTTCCATTGATGATCGAGCCCTCACGTTCACCGGAATTTGGCCGGCCATGTCTCAATTGAAGTCCTTCAAACCTTGGAACAAGAAATGATCCGGGAAACCTGGGTGTACCCCGCCGATGGGTCGCCGCCCTATCTGAAGGGATCGAGAGCAGAGGCTGAACGTCACCAAGGTGTGGCGTTCATACCGGACCTACCTGACTTCGTTTCGCCCATTGACGGCAAGTCGTACTCTGGGCGGGCGGGGCTGCGCGAGCACTGCAAGCGCCACGATGTGGTGCCCAACGCTGAGCTCAAGGGGTTGCCTGTGCTGACCACTAATTCTGACCAGCGCTCGCCTCAGCAGCGCAGGGCGGATGCGGAAAGCCGCAAGCAACTAATCATTCAACACGTGGACCGCAACTATAGGAAACACAATGCCTGACGAAATCATTGAAGACCGCCGCTCGATCATCGAGTCTGCGTTTGAAGAGCAGGAAAAGCTGCCGGAGAACGCTCCAGCTGTTCCTACACCCTCTCCTGCTCCGGTTGCGCAGGCCCCTGCAGCCCCCGAGGGCGAGTCGGACTCCTCCGGTAAGGTAGAGGCGGGGGCGACACCTGCATCGCCCGTTCCCAAGCCCGAGGAGGGCGAAACAGACGAGGCCGGGACCCCCCAGAAGGCCCTCCCTGTGGACAAAGCTCCGGCATCCTGGCGAGCGCCGCAGAAGGCCAAGTGGGACAAGATTGATCCCGACGTGCGCCAGGAAATCGTGAGGCGCGAACGTGAGATCACCAAGACGTTCGGGGAAAACGGCGCAGCTCGGCAGCTGTACAACCAGTTCTCCCAGGCCGTGGCGCCGTTCCAGGCCCGCATCGCTTCCCTGGGCGTCTCTCCCGTGGTTGCCGCCCAGGAGCTGTTCAAGGCCGACTACATCCTGACCACCGCTCCCAAGGCTCAGCGGGCTCAGTTCATGGCCAAGCTGATCAGCGACTACGATGTGGACATCCTGGAGCTGGACGCGGCGCTGGCCGGGAAAGAGCCCGCTGATCCTGTGGCTTCCCGTGTCGAGGCCATGCTGGCGGAGCGCCTCAAGCCCCTGAACCAGTTCCTCACTGCCCAACAGCAGCGAGAGCAGCAGGCAGCAGAGCGCAGCTCTCAAGAGGTGGCGCAAACCGTCGAATCCATGGCGACTGACCCGAAATTCCCCCATTTCGAGGCTGTCCGCATGGACATGGCAGACGTTATCGAACTCGCAGCGAAAAGGGGGGTTTACCTTTCGCCGGAACAGGCGTATACTCGCGCCATCGCTATGAACCCAGAGGTAAGTAAGCTGGTTGCGGATCAACAGCAGGCCGAAGCGTCAAAGGCTGCAGCAGTGAAGGCACACGCCGCTGCTCAGAAGGCCAGAAGCGCATCTGTCTCGGTTGGCGGAGCACCCGGCGGAGCACCAAGTGGGGCCTCAGGAGCGCCTGATCGTCGTTCGGCAATTGCGGCCGCGTTTGATTCAATCGGAGGAAGGGGATGAACAGCTTCATTCGCCGCATCCTCGGAGCTGGGTCCTTCCCGAGTATGCGCAAGCAACTGGACAAGATCGAGCCCCAGGTCAATCGTCCCATCAAGACGGCTGCGGCCGAAGCTGCGAAACAGCTGATGCCCAAGCCGCCTGCTTCCAAACTCTGAAAGGTTCAACATGGCTTTCCCCAACGCGGCGATCAGCGACGTCATCGCCACGACCATCCAGTCTCGCACTGGCCAAATCCAGGACAACGTCACGTCCAACAACGCTCTGCTGATGAAGCTGAAGCAGCGGGGGAACATCAAGACGTTCTCTGGCGGCAACACGATCATGCAGGAGCTGAGCTTCGCGTCCAACGGCAACGCCGGCTGGTACTCGGGCTATGAGACCCTGCCCATCGCCGCGCAAGACGTGATCAGCGCTGCTGAGTACACGATCAAGCAAGCGGCGTGCCCGGTCACCATCAGCGGCCTCGAACAGCTGCAGAACGCCGGCAAGGAACAGATCATCGACATGCTCGACGGTCGCATGCAAGTGGCCGAGTCGTCCATGGCCAACCTGATCGCTTCCGGTCTGTACTCTGACGGCACCGCTGCCGGCGGCAAGCAGATCGACGGCCTGCTGAAGCAGGTTTCGACCACGCCCACCAACACGGTCGGCGGCATCGACCGCTCCACCTGGCTGTTCTGGAAGAACCAGTACTTCCGCTGCACCACCACGGGCGGCGCGGCCATGTCGGCGGCCAACGTCCAGACGTACTTCAACCGCATGTGGGCTTCGCTGGTCCGCGGCAATGACCGCCCTGACCTGATCATGGTGGACAACATCGCCTGGGGCTTCTACATGGCATCGCTTCAGGCGATCCAGCGGTTCACCGGCTCCGACACGGCCAAGCTCGGTTTCATGAGCGTCAAGTTCATGGACGCTGACGTGGTGCTGGACGGCGGTCTGCAGCTGAACTGGACCTCCACCGGCGCCGCTGGCACGACCCCCTCCGCTGTGCCGGCCACCTCGGCGTACTTCCTGAACACGAAGTACCTGTACTACCGCCCGCACGCCAACCGGAACATGGTGCCGCTGAGCCCCGGCCAGCGCTACTCTGTGAACCAGGACGCCGCCGTGCAAATCCTGGCTTGGGCCGGCAACCTGACTTCTTCCGGCCTGCAGTTCCAGGGCCGGATGGACAACACCTAATTGCGAAACTCCAGAGCAACCTAGGATGAGCGGGCCGTGGATGCGGTTCCAACCTAGCTCTGGAGTCTAGCCAACCCCCAACACCTGAAGGAAAGATCATGCAAACCATCATCGGCATCAACCCCACTCAGACTTGGGGCGCCACGGCAGTCCCCGGTTTTCAACTGGGCGACTGCGGCAGCTACGACGATCCCACCTATGGCCACCAAGAATTCATCTTCGGTCGGGCAGCGGGCGCCATCACCGGCGCGGGTTACGCGGTTGTGGGGGCCACCGGCTTCGACTTCGCCATGGTCTCCGTCACCACCACGGCCCCCGGCGCGTCTGGCTTCGGCTCCCGTGTGGGCGTGGCCATGGTCGCGCTGGCGGACAACGAGTACGGCTGGTTCCAGGTCTACGGCAAGGGCAACCTCCGCACTCTGGCCTTGGCGGCCAAGGGCACGCGCCTGAATTCCACTGCCACGGACGGCGCTCTGGACGATGACGGCGGCGCGGGCTCTGAGGCCATCTTCGGCATCGTGCTCGGCACGGCCACCGGCGGTGCCGAGGCCACCAACACCGACGCGATCCTGAACTACCCTTGCGTCGGCACCACGCTGTAAGTACCCTGCCCAGGCCGCTACGCAGCGTCCTGGGCGCTTTCCTGAGGATCGGTTCATGACTACTGAAATGACAGGGGCCGTGGGGGGCAATGCAGCGCTGCTGAAAACCGTCTACGTGGATGCGGACGGCAAAATTGTCGCAGGACCGGGGGGCAGCGGACTTGACGCCACCAGGGTCCAAGGCGCTACAGCCAGCGACTTTCCTGACGTAGGCAACCCGGTCAAGATCGGCGCTGTCTTCAACGTCAACCCCCCTTCTGTGGGGGCGGGCGACGTGGTCAACGCCCAGGCCAACACTTACGGCACGCTTCGCACGATGCCGGGCTTCATGACTGTGGCGATCCTTTCTGACGTCACGGCAGCTGTGGGCACCAACTGGACGACCTTTGCCAGCACAGCGTGCTCGATGATCGACATCGCCAACGTCACCGGAACGGACATTGAGTATCGTCGCGATGGCGCGGGCAGCGGCATGCGAATCCCTGACGGCGGCTCTCGCCTTGTTTTGGGCATTTCCAACTCCAACCAGATCAGCTTCCGTCGCGTGGACACGTCCAATACGCAAGTGACAGTCACCGCTGAGGTGATGGCATGAGCAGCACCGGGAGCTACAGCAGCGGCGGGATGCCGAAGAATCCCACCTTCTCTACGCTGAAAATTTCAGCCGGCGGCACCCTCGACCTCTACAACACCGCAGACCAGACGACGAATTATGAGCGGTTGCGGGCGGATTGGAGTGGGAGTATTGCAAGAGTTTTTACGCAGTTTTCAGGTAGTGCCTCAGCACGCATCCTGAGAGTTGGGGTTAGTGCGACTGGTGCCGCACCAGATAGCTACATTGACATTCGCGGCGGATCGCCTTTTTTGACTTATGTTACGCCTACGACAAGTCAAAGCGTAGGCAACCAATGGAACGGATCGTTTACTGCCAGTTCTGGCACTCAAACTGCGCTGTCTATTGTCAATTCGTTTAACCAATCCGGCACCGCTGGATATATCGCGCTGGATATCAACCCGACTGAAACGGCTACGGGGAGTGGGACGAAACTGTTGCAGCGGTGGGCGGTGGGTGGGA